TACCCGAAGAATTCGTAATGACAGCGGTGGTCGTTGCACCGTCACCCGCAACGGGGTCTGTACCCAAAGCATACGCAGTTGGCGTTGCGCTACCGCCCCATAGCCCCGCACCCCAACCCATCCCTTCTACCTGTGTGCTCAGCCCTGACTGCACCTTGTAGTAGGCCGTTGGGGTTCCGCTAGTCGTTCCACCGGAGCTTGGGACCACAACGGTATTCGTGGCCCAGTCCTTCAGATAGAACTTGTAATTATCGTCGTCCGTGACTTCTGAAATCTGGAACCCGTGGACCTGGGTTACGAGAGCATCTGTAACTCCCCCAATCGGAAGCCCAGCGGGAGCTGTCGTGAACACAACCCAATCGTTTACCGCAGCGCCATGCCCAGAATCGTTTACGGAAATATTTGGATCTCCGCTAGTGATCGTCCACACCGCAGTCGTGCCAGTCACTCTGTAGGGCGTAATGTCGTATGCCACGGTTCCTACAATGGCGTAGTACTTCCAGTCCGTACCCACAAACTGGTAATTATTACCACCGTAATCCCTAGAACTAAACGCGGCTCGGCCCGTACCCTCCAAGATGTACTCGGCGTCCCTCGACCAACCACCCATCATCTCCGGGTATCCACGGCGGAACCGAATATTATTGGCGTCGTACCACTGCTGCGCGGCAGCGTACTGCGTTGACTCCCGGTGAACCCCCGGAGGTATCGAGATCTTCCTTAGCATCCTACTTCCACGCCCGTACTACGGTGCTCCACGAACTGTCGGTCGCCGTTGAACGCTTGTGGGTGGTTCCAGGTCCGTCTAGAACGAAAATATTACTTGTGCTTTCCAGGAACACACCGACCTGGGAACTATCCACAATGCAAGTTAAACCGGTGTCGCCGCCATTATCCTTCACCCCAGACCACGCCCACGGTATTTCATCGTTTACCGCGTAACTATGATCATTCGTCGTACAACGCAGGGCGACAGTCACCAAAGAGGGAACACCACCAAGTCCGTGATTCACAAACTCTTCGGCAGATGTCATCGCCAAAATCTCTGTAAGCGTACCGAACACGTTATAGAAAAACTGGCCCGTCTCCGTAGCAGTCCTACTACCCGTCAGGACGGTGAACCATCCACCTGAAGCATTCTTCGACTCTACGGCACCAGAATTATCCCGCACCCCGTAGCCACTGGTCCCGGTGGTGGTATCGAAATTTAGATAGCCATCATCCCGAAGCAAGACCCCACCCGTAGTAGAGCCGGTCGTGAGGTTGATATCTCCATTACCATTAGTAACGAGGGCAATGGAGCCATTCGCCGCGTCTGTAATCGTTATCGACCCGCTAGCGACCCCGTCGTTTGTGTCGAGCACCAGATCTTGCGTGCTATTCGTGGTTATCGTACCCGCGGCACTACCGGAACCCACAACAACCTTCCCGGTCGCTGGAGTTAGGTTGATATCACCAGATCCATTCGAAGCAAGGGAGATATTCCCATTGGCGGCGTCTGTAATAGTGATAGAGCCGCTATCTACTCCAGCGTTTGTATCTAGGACTAGATTTTGAGAACCACCGGTCGTGATGGCACCCGGGTTAGAGGCATTACCAACCACCAACTCGCCAGTACCTTCAGGAGTAATGGAGATACTCCCATTACTACCATCCGTAATCGTGATACTTCCCGTCGATGAATGACCCGTTTGCAGCGTGATGTCATTATTACCTGAAGACTTAATGACAGACGCACCCCCCGCACCCGTCACGACGTTCGCAGTCTTTAGGCTCACAACCTGGGCGCTCGTTCTCGTATCTACATCAATGTACGTTCCAGCAGAATCCTTGATCTCAAGGGCAGACTCCTGATTCGCCTTTAGATTTATCAACGCCGCCGCCGGGAACACCAAGCCGTTGATCTGTAGGTTGGCAAGTATATTCCGAACCCATTTATCCCCAGATGTGGTCGCCAGTATTGCGTAGGCTCCATTCTCCACCGCGTAGACATTGGTCCCAAGGGTTGCATTACAGTTGAACGTCAGCGTGTAGCCGCTGGTATTCCACGCAATAAATATCCTATCCGGATAATCCGTCGCCCCCGCTCCACGCACGCGCACCGTCGTTGCCTTAGCAGCATTGGTAAACTGCACCGCCGCGCATCTACCCTCTGAGCCCGCCGCCCCAGCAGCCGCCGCATCGTTCGTAATCCACAGCACCTGATCCGGCGTACCAGACGTGTAGGTCGAACCTGTGGGAGGCACTCGGATATCGAAGTTAATCTTCGTAGCACCCAGTGCCTGCTCGATCCGCTCCCAGTTTTCGTTGGTCGAGGAACCCCAGGTTCCAGCCTCAAGACCCGTACCGATCAGTTTGATCTGGTAATTATTTGTAAATGAAGTTGCCATAATTTAATTACTCCGATGGCCTGGAAGTTTGACCCTGGCTATAGACATCCGATGTTTGCCTCCCCTCTCCCAGGTTCTTCAGCAGCGCCAGCCCCTCCATAAACTGTTTGTCGTACATCTGTATTACATCCGGCTCACCCTTCATGAAGGTGTAAGCCTGCACCAAAGCTCCGTAAAGCAGCACCTCGGGTGCCGTTACGGAAAGCCACGTCACCGTCGTACCGCCCACCGTAATGGAATCCGCAGCCGTCTTACCGTAATAATCCACAGTCAACGGGTAGATCGCGTCCGGGATCGGTCCTAGACGAATCGACATCGTAGGGTTCGTGAGCGTTGGGGATGCCGCAGACACTGACGCGGAGGACACCGCGTAGTACTTGGGGATCCCCGTACTCGACGCTCCGGACGTACCAGGGTACGCCTCCAAGAGGAAATCGTATTCTTTCCTAAGCAAGTACCGGACTGGTCCGCTGTCTACGGCTTCAGCGCCAGAAACCACACTCTCTCCCACACGCGCCGACAACACATCGATTACACCCGCCTCCAGCGCATAGGAAGAAGTCCCACTCGCCGTAACCTGGGTGATGTCACTATTCCAAAATCCCGGCATTTGCACGGACAGGAAGACCTTGTCCTCCGCCGCAAGAATGAAATTGTCGATATTCGCTACGAAAGCCGTCTCGCTATTCTGGCAATAATCTTGTATCGCCGTTGAGAGAGCAGTGTAATTCATCGGCTAGGACTCGTAGAAGTACAGCCCCTTCGTAGCGGCACCCGTTCCCCGTGTCTTTACACGCTTCGGAGTACCCCTGCGAACGGCTCCACCCGCTTTGTACTGCTGAGTATTCTCTACCCGGAGGTCGGGATCTTCAGCCGCCATCTGCTGCGCTCTCTTGATACCTCCCGGGGTGTAATCCTCTTCCTTTACAGTACGCCCAGACTTATCCACTACTTTCGGCATGTCTCACTCCTCTTCCACTCGGACGTAATCGATCTCGAAAACGCCAGAAGTGGTCACGTCACTAAAAAACACCCAGTACAATCCCGTAATCGTACCGGCCCAATCATCCTCCCCGCGCAACCCCCACGTCAACAACTGATACGGCTCACCCATCTGGAACCAATCCGGATTCGTCTCAGACCTTGCGCTATAGGGGTATGCACCGGAAGACGTTCTCCAATACATCTGCCCCACGTAAGACTGATTCGGATTCGGGACAGGTCCAGAACCCGTCTTGACCCGCACTCGCACAAAGTCATAGGACGCCGCGTCGATGCTCACCACCGGGCTAACCACACCATTCAGCGTGCGCCCCGCAACCGTGTCGTAGGGCGAACACAGAATCGTACCGGAATCCGCCTGATGAACCACCGTTCCAAAGACCACATCACCCGCACCCACATCCCGGGTCAGGCTGAAATCCTGGTCACTGTCCGTGAAGTCGTAACGCACCGCACCGCCGTAACGGCTCTGCGAGAGCCCCTGCGGAGGTCGTGGATTCCTAAGAGCCTGGGGGTCACTCACAGGCCACCGGCCCACCTGGAGCTGCGGCTGGTCGGGGTCCCAACACTGCGGACAGACGAGAAACCCCGTCGCGTGGAGATCGACAACCTCAGACTTCAGTTCCGGAAGGGAATACTGAAACCCACACCGGTCACAGATTCCAATCGCATTCTTGGATGAAGCGAAGGGGCTCCCCACTTCAATAGCTCGGTATGCGCGGAACGAATCGCGCCGAGGTCTTCACCCGGTCTTCATCCGCAGCCTGCGAGAACACCTCCTCATACTGCTGCTTGAGCATCTGAATACGGCTAGCCGCTTCCGGTCGCTTGCAAGCGATATGGTAAGCGAGCCCACTTACCAGGGCGGGCTGGAATCGCGACGGGATGCCCATCGTATTCCCCGCGTTATCCCCCGCATCGGCAATGCGCTTCATCCTCCAATAGATCACCTTGTACTTGGTGGAACTATCCGGACGCGGCCAGAACGTCACAATATCGTGCTGATTCGTAGTAAAAGTCAGGGTTACGTTGTTATTGATAGCGGTAGCATTCTGCGACAATACCAGGGTTGTGCCATTCGTAACGGACGCCACAGTCGTTGCCACGTCCGTGCCACCCTCTGCAACAATCCCCGTCCCCGTTACAACCATTCCGGCAGACACGTTGGCCGTCGAATCCATTGTTACGGTTGCCGACACCGTGGTATCACACGTTCCATCGGAAAAGGACGACACATTGAGAATCTCCTTCCTCTCCAGATAAAACTGGAGCGGCCTGGAAGAAGAGAGCTTGTTGGGGATGGTCGCATACGTGGGCTCCGAGATGCGGTTCAAGGCATAGTCGGACTGCGTTGTAACGCCACCGTCATTGGTACGCAGCACCATGTCCAAGACAGAGATCGTCCCTGCCGCGAGACGATAGGAAGCGGTGTCCTGGATCAAGAAATTTGTCGTAAGAGCCGTTCCATCCTCTGCCGTATCGAGGAACTTCTCTTCGACCGTCCAGAGATTGATCCCTCGGTTCTGCCACTCCAGGGTTAAGAAGTTTATACTTCTCCTTGCACTGCGGAGGTCGAATCCAGAGCGCAGCTCCAGCCCCGCCCGCTCGAACGCCTCTTCTACGATATCCCCAATCTCGGGGTTGAAGCTGTACGTTCCGCTAATTGCCATTGCGAATAGCCTCTAAGATTTCTCGCCCCTGATCCATTTGTTCCACTCGAAGCTCTCTCAGGTCCCGCTTCACTTCATTCAAAATAACAGCGTGATGCACAAGGTTGGTCGCAACCCCCTCTAGCCTCACCTCGATCAGAGCTACGTCCGCTTCCCGGGCGGAACCCGGGTGCTTTGGTTCCCCAGAATGTGATACCGACATAAAGAAAAGGCCCCCAATACAAGAGGCCACAAGCGTTACAGCTCCCCAGAAGGTCGAAGGGGTCACAATATCCATACTAAGCTGTCGGACCCCCGGTGTAGAAGAGAGACAGGGTCATCGTACCATCGAACGCAGCCGTAGTCCCTCCTACTGGCGCGTATTGGTCCTTACCTAAATACACTCCATCTTCAAAGAGAATCCCATTGCCGCCGCAAGGGAACGTGAACGTCCTGCTCTGCCCCCCCCACGCGGGCGGTACCGTGACGAACTTCAGCAAGACATCAGCAGTTGAAGCCGATCCGCACAAGTAATATGCCCGGTTATTTTCTTCCCCTACGAGGCGGCCCGCCGCCGGGCCTACATCCCTCCCGTAACCACAGGACAACACCTGATGCAAGGCTACGCGGCCCTCGATGATCTTCGTAGGGGCAGACGGGGCGGTCACTGCATCCCCCAACACATCATCCGTAAAATACACCTTGCAATGGTCAACTACATCCATGGACACTACACCTGATACATGATGTTTAAGGTTATGCTCTGTGAGTAGCTGGTTACAGCCGGGGATTGGATAGAAATGGAAAGCCCATTATCGAACAACACCCCCGGACCCGGAATTGTCACCATCACACCCCCTTGGTTGCAGGTCACATAGTGCCCTAATGCGCGCGTCACGGTCGCTACCGCCCCGAACACCACAGCAGGAGATGCCGAGGCATCCCTGAAGTAGACCCTCGGCCAAGTTGCAAACGTCAGCCCCCCAGTGAAGTTCCCATTTTGCACCGAGTAGCTCGCCTCAAATGACGACAGCACCAATCTCGTACCCGCGGGAGCGACCTCCAACGAAGCGTCCGTACTGGGCGTCTGGTCTATCGCTGCCCCCGCCGCCGCTTCCATCTTCCACGCCGCTGCCGATACCCTGTACGTCATTGGTAAAACACCGTCATCACCGCATCGCCCTGAGACCCTACACCCGTTCCCGCGCTGAACGTAAATTCTACCTCCAGCCCATCGGACAATTGTATATAAGCATCTTCCTCTAGCATTAATGAGAAGCTGCCAGTCGCCCACGCCGCAGAGGCTTGCAAAGAATTGCCCCTACAGTCAAAGATGATTAGGCGTGAGGATGACGTAGGTCCATCGTAAAACGAAACATCTGCGATCGCGGTGGAGCTATTTACTCCCGGCCAGAAGAAATTGCAACCAAACCAATGCATATGATCGGGGAGACCCGCCAGGGCTACCCGGGCACCATTCGAGATGGACGCAGTGGCTATCGTGATCACCTTACTTTGCAGGTATGAAAAACCCATCTAACCCAACTGGTATGTGATCGACACAAAGTTAACTCCACCAGACTTTCCCCTTACGTAGATATCGTCATCCGCAAGAATCCCGTGAGGGCTTATATCCCAAAAACGCATCAACGATAGGTCATCGTATCCCGTGTATTTCGCATCCCCGTTGAACAGCTCATACACTTTTACACCGCTCGCGGGATCCCCGCTCCACACCTCCAACCCGGCGCTAGCCGTAAAATCAGCGGGCATATACCGTACCTGGAATATCCTGCACCGACTTGCAGCATTCATATCCAGAATCTTCACCCCAGTGATTTTATTGGCGGCGGATACCGAGAGACTCGCATTAGAAACGTAGGCTGA